GCGAACTCAAAGCCCTCCTCCTTCACCCTTTATTTCAACACAGGGTTGAGGAAGGAATCATCGTCATCATCCCTGAATCTCCTGATAAAGAGGCGGACGGCAAGAAGTCGGTTAAGGAGATGATGAAACTCATCCCTCAAATTTATGACCATGCCTATCTGAATCGAATTATCGATGAAGACGGCCGGGACAAGGTCGTAGACGCAGCTAAAAAACAGCTTCATAAAATTTCCCATCAAGCGGAGGAAGAGGAAAATGAGCATTTCGGATCCAATACCAAGTCAAACGATAATTGATACGCTGTTTGTCATTGCGCCTCAGTTCTATACGACCGACCCAGTGAAGTTGGCTAACTACAATACCATGATCGGTTTGTTGAGATGCCAAGTCAATGAGCGGGTCTTATCTTGCTGCGGCGTTCTGGCCTACGTTTATCTTTTGGCTCATTGGCTTCAATTGCAAACAAGTCCTCAGACTGGGGTCGCTACTAATCTTAGCGAGGGAGAGCTTTCTATCGGACTGGCTGTCTCTCCGGATTCGTCGATTCTAGACGCTACCCAGTACGGCAGACTGTACAAGGATTTAATCAAGCGGACCGTCATTGGTTCGACTGTAACAAATTTACCCCCAAACTTTGCGGTGATCAATGCGTGCTGTTGTCAGGGATAAAGATCTAGGCTTCGAGGAAATCCAACGGCAGATTGCTTTGCTGGATGGTTCCCATGTCAAAGTCGGTTTTCAAGAAGGAACTGTTACTAAGACGCAGGTGAAAGGACAGCGGAAGCAGACCGCCGGCCTTTCAATACCTCAAATAGCAGCAGAGAATGAGTTTGGCACGAAGTCCATCCCGGCCAGACCTTTCATGTCGACCAGTTTTGATGAAAACAAAGCATTGATCAACAAGGCAATCCAAGGAGAATACAATAAAATTCTAGATGGGCAGAGAACGACGGAGCAATCGCTGGGCCTGATAGGACAGCTGATGACCAAGCTGATCGTGCAAAAGATCCGCGCCATTGTCTCTCCCCCCAACTCCCCAAGGACCATTGCTATTAAAAAGAGCTCCAAGCCTTTGATCGACTTCGGCCAGATGGTGCAGTCGGTGCGCTATAAGGTGGTGCTCAAATGACGTCGCCGTTTGAGATCTTCCGCTCCCCAGTAACACTCCGCCGTTTTCAAAGCGGAGGCTATACGAATGGACGCTGGAGCGACGGCGCTTACACAGATACTCAAATAACATCCAGCATCCAGCCTATGAAAGGCGAAGAGATGCAGGAGCTGCCGGAAGCAAGAAGAGATTCAGAAGGCTATAAGCTTTTTACCTCAGCCCTCATTAATACGGTGACGGCTGTAAATCCTGATCTTGTTCTTTTCTTCGGGAAGACTTTTGAAGTGATTCAGGTCTTTCCATGGCAAAACGCCCCTGCAATGGGGCTGGTAAACCATTACAAATACATAGTTTTGCGACTAGAGGGGCAATAATGAAGGCAAAAATCATCTCGGAAACGGACTACTCAATACTGGAATCCAGATTGAATGAGTTTCTAAAGGAAATCAAAGATAATGCATGGCGTCTTTTCGACATCAAATATGACACATTCTATGTGCTGAATATGGAACTAGAAGGGCATCAACTCCACTCCGTTCTTGTCATATACGGAGATAGGAAGAATGCCGCTTAACTTTGAGACGATAAAGACCAATCTTTATGCCTGGGCTTTGGCTAATTCTCCAGGATGTTCGGTCATTTTCTTGAATGAAAATGCTCCGCGCCCTGCCCAGCCGTATTTGACTTTATTGCTCAGCCCTTTGAATCAAATAGGCGAAGACTACACACCTGAAGCGGATGCCGGCGGCCTGGTCGATATGGTCGGAGATCGGGAATTCACCCTGCAAATTCAAACCTATGGCGGCGATTGCATTACCCGCCTTGAAAATTTGAGGAGCAGCCTGCAGAAGCAGACCGTTCTGGATTCCCTAAGAGCCAATGGGATCGTTTTTGTGAATCACTTCGGCATCAACGACACTACAGAACTGTTGGATTCGCGGTTTGAAAAACGAGCCGCCATGGATGTCCTTTTTAGAATCGGACAAGACTACCAAGACAACTTAGGTCTGATTGAGACTGTCGAAGTAGAAGAAATTTATCAAGATGCTAGCGGAAGCGTGGTCTACGATCACACAACCACAATACCCTAGGAGGGAATATGCCATTAAGCGACATCGTAAACGTGCAGATCACTAGAGATACTCAAACTGTCTCGGAAGCTGGCTTTGGCCTTCTCATGATTTTGGGAACTCATAAGCGATTTAACGATCGCATCAGATTTTATAGCAATATTCAAGGCGTGGGCAACGATTTCATTCCCACCGATCTTGAATATATCGCTGCTCAAGAAGCTTTCAGCCAAAACCTGAGCCCTGAGCAGATAGCCATCGGCCGTAGGACTGTAGACAGCGCTTCCATATTGGTTGAAACAGCCATGTCCCCCTTCAATTATACAACCACGATCAATGGGACCGATATCACGGTTCCATCTACCCCGACCGCTCAAAACTCCATAGTGACAATGAGCGGAAATTTCGTAACCGGAAACTCGATCGCCATCACGTTGAACGGAACTCCTCTAACTCCTATTCCTTTCAACACGGATCAAATCACGACAATGAATGATATTGCAACAGCCCTGGAAGCCAACGCTGCCGTCGATTCTGTCAGCATTACAGGATCGAACCTCATCATCAACGTCTTTGGGCTGCCTAACGTTTCAGCAATCGTCAACTCTTTAGTCGTAACAGGGGGCGCAAGCCAGCCGACTGCTGCAATTACAACGCCTACTCAATCTGTTTCTCCAGAGTCAATCGCTCAATCCTTGGTAGTTGCAATCAATGCAGCAGCCTTAGGAGTCACGGCAACGGACAACCTTGACGGCACGTTCTCCCAGGCCGCCGACGTGCCAGGCGTTCCTTATACCTTGGCTGTAAGCTCAACAATCGTCAATCCGGATGAAGCCCGGGTCACCGTCACTCAAGTCGAGCCAAACACGGACTATACGGTAACGATCAACGGCGTGGCATTTACCTACACCACTTTGAATGAAGTGCAAACCAATGAAGATATCGCTGCAGCATTGACTCAGATCATTTCCACTCAAACAGCTGTTCCTGTGAGCGCTACAGATAATCTCGACGGCAGCTTTGAAATTACAGCCAATGTCTCTGGGACAGGATTTGTCCTAAGCGTGTCGGACGGAATCTTGAGCAAGCAATTCGGACTGATCATCAATTCTTATACTCCATCCGATACAGTCGTGAACGACTTGAATGCCGTTCAATTAGTCGATGACAGCTGGTATGCATTCGCTCTTACTGACAGGACGGCAGCTACTGTTTTTTCAGCAGCTGGATGGGCTGAAGGACAGGTCAAACTTTTTGGGACGGCTTCTTCCGATCCAAATATCATCAATTTGGCTGCCGGGGTGGATTTATCCTCTATTGCTGCTAAATGCAATCAATCCGGCTATGTGAGAACTTTTGTTCTTTATCACCAAGATGCAGCCAATGACTTTCCTGAATGCGCTTGGTTCGGAGGAGTCCTTCCTCTCGATCCCGGATCTGAAACATGGAAGTTCAAGCGCTTGAATTCGATTTCATATTCCAATCTTACGAGCACCCAATCTCAGAATGCTAGAAACAAAAAAGCCAATACCTACGAATTCATCGGCGGAGTTGGAATTACGAGGGAAGGGACTGTTGCTCAAGGGGAATTTATCGACATCGTCCGCGGCGTGGACTGGCTGACCTCCAGAATTCAAGAATTCGTCTACTCAGTGCTTGTAAATAGCAATAAGGTCCCCTACACGGATGCAGGGATCACAGCCATTGAATCCGAAGTCAAGCGAGCCCTTCAGCTGGGGATCAGCAATAATTTCATCGCTAATGATCCAGCCCCGACTGTGACGGTTCCAAAGGCTGCGAATGTGCCCCCGACGGATAAAACTCAGCGGATTTTGAAAAATGTCAGATTTCAAGCGACGCTGGCAGGAGCCATACACGCGATTAATATTACAGGAACCGTCACCGTTTAAAGAGCAGGAGATAATTTATGGCAGTAAGAACTTACGACCCTAAGCAGGTCATCATCACGGTAGGCGGGGTTCCAATGAGCGGTTTTGCCGACGGCTCCTTCCTCACTATCGATAGAGACGATAATCAATGGACGAAAGTCACCGGGGCGGACGGCACCAGTACGCGGATTAAGAGCAACAATCGCTCAGGGAACATGACCATTACCCTCAAACAGTCGAGCCCGAGCAATGATGTGCTCTCCGGCTTTGCCAATGTCGACGAGCTTACTAATGCAGGAGTGGTTCCCATCTTAGTCAAAGACCTTAGCGGCAATTCTATCTTTTTTAGTGCAACCGGGTGGGTTAAGAAATACCCCTCCTCGGAATTCGGGAAGGACCTCGCAAACCGCGAATGGGTGCTTGACCTAGTCGATCTTGACGTCTTCGTCGGAAGCAATGGAGTAAATGTATGATTCAAACCAAAGAAAAGCAAATTCATGGAGCTGTCTATTCTGTTACGCAGCTTCCAGCAAGACGGGCGCTCCGTCTGAAAGCAAAATTACTGCGCTTATTCGGCCCTGCTCTCGCCCATCTGTTCCTTCCTGGAGTAAGTAGCGAAAGCATGTCAGGGCTTCCCTTTTCAAAGACAGAAGCCGTGCGCGCCGTAGAGTCTTTAATGGCTCAGCTCGATGATAAAACATTTGAGAGCTTGGTGCTTGAGCTATGCCAAGGGGTCCGAAAAGACGGAATGGAGCTCACAGATTCTGTCATCGATGTGGAATTCGCTGGAGACCTAGGAACTCTCATGCAGGTCCTATGGTTTGTTATCGACTGCAACTTTGGTTCTTTTTTTGGGGAGAGCGGTATTGGACGCCTATTCGAGGCCACAGCTCCGATGCCGCAGAATCGTCAGCCAGACACGAGAAAAACCTCCATCCGGACATAAAGAGCGAGTTTCTTTTCTGGCGCATAATATTGGAAGGAATCGCTTCTTTAGAGGAGATCGAGCGCGCATGGAGTTTAGATGATCTGATGAGAGCGAATGCTCTGCTGGATATGAGGCTCGATCTATTGGAAGAATCTAAAAGGAAAGGGTCGAAATGACAGTAGTCAGAGAGCTCACAACCGTTCTCGGGTTCACAGTCGATAAGAGAGGCGTTGAAGACTTCAACCGCACAATTATCGGCTTTAAAACCAAATTTGCCATTGCTGCGACGGCTGCTGCTGCCTTTGTGTCCAAGACTTTGGATTTCTTCAAAGACATTTCCGACGCCACTCTTGACGCCAATGACTTAGCAAGAAGCATCGGCATTTCTTTCCAGGAATTCCTCAAGCTAAGAAGAACGGCTGAAGATTTTAGGATCGATCCTAAAAACTTCGAGTCCGCCCTAAAAAGCCTGAGCAAAATGCTTCGCGATGCCAAATATGGCATGGGAGATTTAGCAAACATTGCCTACTACACGGGCATTGAATTCCGCGACAAATTCACTGGAGAAGTCAAGAATGCCCGCGATCTTTTCGTCGACATTCTTAAAAGAATCAATGAAGCGCGCACAGAAACCGAAAAATTCTCCATAGCGAAGTTCTTCTTTGGAGAAGAAGATGCTCAAAAATTCATCAAGTTCGCCCAAGAAGCAGGCGACAATCTCGATGTTTTAACGGGCAAATACGCAGACTATGCCAAATCGCTTGAAGATTCGCTTCCGGCTTTTGAAGACGTCAATAAATCCATCCGTTCTTTTTGGAATACTTTCGAGTCCTTCAAGATAGCCTTTGTCGAGGATATTCTTCCGGCAATTACAGCCGGAGTGAAAGTCCTTGAGGTTGTCATGAAAGGCATTGGCTACGTAGCTCGAGGAATCAAGGGAGCCTTCAACCTGATCGGAGAAGGGATTCAGCGCGAAATCATGTCCGATTTAGCGGAAATCCCCGATTTTGAAGTGGAGGCCACTCAGAAAATCAATCGGATCATGGAGAACCAAGCGGCTAAAAACGCCCCTGCAGTCATAGAGCAGAATTTCAATATCGATACAAAGATAGAGATGCAAGTTCCTCCAGGCACGACTGAACAGCAGCAAGTTATCCTGCGCGAAACCGTCGACGAAGTGATTAAAAGCGCTTTAATCGATCAGGTACGGGAAATCTATAACAACAACCCGCAGGTGGAATAATGGTTTTATCTCTTCTATTCGGGAAAAAATATCCAAGCCCTAAAATCGGATCGATCGATTTAGATGTAACCATCCGCGAAGAACATCGCTTTGCATCCCGTGTGACAAATTATCCGGTGGAAGACGGGACCATCGTTTCTGACCACATTATCAATGAACCGGACATAGTAGTCCTTGTCGGACTGGTTACCGATACCCCTCTTTCAATTTTTGCTCCGTTCAACAGATCGATTGATGCCTTCAACCGCCTTATCCAGCTCCATCAAAATAGAGATGTAGTGACGGTTGTAACCGGGCTGAAGGTTTATAAAAATATGGCCATTACGACTCTTGATGTTCCGAGAGATATAAGAACTGGACAATCTCTTACCTTCACTATTGAACTGCAAAGAATTGTATTCGACACTTCTGTCAGGCTGCTGCTTGACCAGGGGAATATTTTTGGAGGCATCCAGACTAAAATACCAAGGAATACTGTGGCTTCCAATGCCAACTATCCGATCATTCAAAACGACCCGGCAGATAGCTTGAAGGACCAAGCATCAAGCGGCATTAATGTAGGCGTTCAATCGTTAGCTCCCATTCCCGGCAACATTCTGCCGGCCGTCCTGTCTGTAAAAAGTCAAATTCTGGGGGTCGTATAATGCAAATCATACCATTTAAAGAACCTTCGCAATGGCAGGAGCAGATCGAACTTGGCAGTCAAACTTTTATCCTTTCTTTTAGCTGGAATGCGATGAATGAGTACTGGGCCATGGATATTTTAACTCGAGATTTAGTGCCTATCATTCTCGGAATCAAGGTAGTCGCCAATTACGATTTGACAGCTCAATATGCGGCTAACGGCAAGCCGAGCGGAGATATCGTCTGCGAAAATATCATAGGAGGCCAAGGGAAAATTCAACGCTACGACATGGGAGAAGTAACTGAATTAATTTATTACGCATTAGGGGAGTTTGTTTAAATGACCCGATTCAATCGAATTGCAAGCGTTGAAATTGATTTAAGAAATTCTACTTTCAATGGATATATCGGAAGCATAAAACTTTCAAACTTGCGCATAGCCTTCTCTATGCAAAAAAACTTAGCGTGGTCGGCCAATACGGCCTCGGTAAAAATATGGAATTTAAGCCAAGAAAATAGAAATAGGATCAAAGATTATGGAGACCAAGTCATTGTATCAGCCGGATACAGCCAGGATGCTGGAGAGCAATTGCTTTTCATTGGGAATACCACCCAGGTCAGCCATGCCTATGAACAACCTGAAATCATCACCACTTTGGACTGCGGAGACGGAGAGCGGATTCTTAATCAAAAGAATATCGCCGTTAGCTTCAAGGAAAAGGTCGCAGTGCGCCAGGTTATCGAGACAATCGCGCAGCAAATGGGCCTTACTATTTCTGAGTTTTCTCCTACTGATAATATTGTTTATGAGCAGGGCTTTGAATTTATAGGAATGGGAAAAAATGCGATCGACAAAACGGTATCAAGGCTCGGATTGAAATGGAGCGTCCAAAATGGAAAGCTGCAAATCATTCCTCAATTCGGCACAACCTCCAAACCGGCCGTAGAAATCAACGCCGATACCGGCATGATCGGCATTCCTCAAAGGTTTACAGATAAAAGAGCCAGCCTCTATTTGGACGGCCCTAAAACAGGCTATATCGTCACAACAACATTACGCCCGGACATCCTTCCAGGAGACCTAATCAACGTAAAATCCCAAAGAATAGGACTCGACGGCCCCTACTCCGTCTTTTCAATCAAGCATGAGGGAGATACTTTCGGTCCTAATTGGCGTTCAATTATGGAGATCATCTTAATATGACCACAATGACTGACGCAATGAGGCAGGCTATCCAATTTCAATTGTATGACGTCCACACGGCATTGCCGGGCCAAGTAATATCTTATGACTATTCGACTCAAAAGGCTTCAATACAGCCCTGTTTAAAGAAGAGTTATTTGGACGGCACTACTCAAGAAATGCCCATTCTAAATAATGTTCCTGTAATTTTCCCAAAAGCGGGCGGAGCCAGCCTGACTTTCCCTGTTATGCCGGACGACAACTGCTTGCTTTTGTTTATTGAAAGAAGCACGGATCTTTGGAAATCGGTAGGAGGCATAGTCGCCCCTAACGATCCCAGAAAATTCGACCTTTCTGATGCCGTTGCAATCATGGGTTTAATGCCATTCTCAGAAAATTCTTTATCCGAAAACAACGAAGACGTGCTTTTAACGTATAAAAACTCTAGTATAAGAATTAAAGCTAGTGGGGATATTCAAATCCAAACAGCTTCAAAAGTGGCGATAGGAAATGCTTCAGCAGAAGTGCTCGATATCGTCAGCAGCATACTCGGAATATTGGCAACTTCTGTGACAACAGCTCCAGGAAGTCCAATTTTCCAAGGAGTAGGACCCACATACGCAACTTTAAAATTCGCTATAGACTCTATTAAGGGATCAATTCCTTAATAGCTTCAAGGCATATCCAATAGTCTCAATTAACTCAAATACCCAGCCATAAATGCGTTAGGAAACGTTTTTGAGTTAACGAGGCTTCATGAAAGATATCGCGCTGGATCCGACAACCGGCGACTTGCTCTTAGAAAATTTTGACCTTCAACTAGTGGAAGGCCGCGATCAAATCGCTCAAAACTTAGCGATCAGGCTTCGCTTTATCCTAGGAGAATGGTTTTTAGACACCACAGCCGGCGTTCCCTATTACGACGATTTCTTTATCAAAGCTCCCAACCAAATCCGCATTGAAAGCGTTCTTAAAGAAGAAATTCTTGATACTCCTGGAGTTAACCAAATTCTCAGCTTTGCGAGCAATTTCGATGCTCAGCGCCGTGCCTATTCCGTTGTTTTCTCCGTAATCACTACTCAAGGCGAGATCACTCTAACAGAGGAGCTCGTAGCATGACTTCTCAATTCGGCCTTACCCCTCAAGGATTTAAAATCAAACGCCTCCCCGACATTCACGCAGAGAATCAAAATCTCCTGCTGGCTGCCTTCGGGGAAATCAACCTTGATCCTCAATCTATCTTCGGCCAACTCATCGGCGTGCTTTCCAAAGTGGAAGCCGACATATGGGAAAACATGCAGGACGTCTATTTCAGCCAATATCCAAACTCCGCTGAAGGGATCAGTCTTGACAATGTCGTTCAACTAAACGCCATCACAAGACTCGCAGCTCAACAAACAAATGTTACCGCCGTATGTTCTGGATTAGAAGGCACTCTCATCAATCAGGGCGCACTGGCCCGAATTCCAGATACAGGCGCGGTTTTCTTCTGCCAGATAGATTCGTTTATCACACGGTCGAATGCAGCCTCCGCTAATGTGCAAGTCGGTTTGGCTGCAGCTCAATCTTACACCGCCATCATCAATAATCAGGCCATCACTTATTCTCTTCCGATCATCACCTTCACAGGAAGCTTCGTTACTGGAAACTCGATTGTTGCCACACTAAATGGCACGACACTGCCTGCCGTCCCTTTCAACACGAGCAATAACCAAACCCTTGCAGACTTAGCCTCTGCGATTGCAGCAAATCCTGACGTATTATCTGCTACGCCAACCAATCCGAATATCATCAGCATTGTCCCCGTATTAGGCAAAAATGTTGTGGTCAACTCGATCGTCATAACGGGAGGGGCGTCGCAACCCACCTATGCGGTGACTTTCGATACGCCAACAATCAATGCGGTCTCCCAAAATTTAACCAGCATTATCAATGCTGCAATTTCAACTGTATTAGCAACGGATCTGGTAGGAAGCCTGTCAATTGTAGCTAACGACCCCGATGTCCCTTTCTCCATCAGCGTAGGAACGAATTTAAGTATTTCTTCTCAATCCTCTCCCGTTACTTTTTTATCTCAAGACTTTGCTCCTATTGCCGCTCCCATCAATACCTTGGTCGAAATCCTCACTCCTATTTCCGGATGGAATTCGATCAATAATCCAAAAGCCGGGGTTACTGGACGCTTTATCGAAACAGATGCTGAATTGCGCATCAGAAGAAACAACTCCATTCGCCTTTTAGGAGCAGGAACTGTTGAATCCATCAGAGCCCGCCTCCTTCAGCAAGTTCCAGGCGTCACCTCCGCTTTTATTTTCGAAAATAGAACGATGACTCAAGAGCCGATCGACATCGTCTTGAATCAGGATTTGGTCGCAGGGAATACGATCACAATCGTTTTCAATACCATTCAGACGCTTCCCATTGTCACTTTCGTCACCTCCCATCTGGATACTATGAACGCGATAGCACTCGTCATAGCCAACCAGCCTCAAATTGCCTCTGCTGTTGTGGGCGGAACAGCAAATCGAACTATCACCGTATCTATGAAAGAGGCCGTCGAGGTTGCTATCACAACATTTTCAGTCACAGGCGGCGCGAGCCAAGCGCAAGCAGTATTCAAAGGCGGGCGCCTCGCCAAAAGTTTCGAAGCAGTCGTAGAAGGAGGTTCCGATGCTGACGTTGCAAATAAAATCTGGCTTACCAAACCGGCGGGCATCCAAACCTTCGGTAATACGGCCTTTACCATCACCGACTCACAAGGCGAGCAGCAAGTCATCAACTTCAGCCGCCCCACCCCCATCTACATTTGGATTACGGCTGCACTGACCCTCTATTCCGAAGAGACATTTCCTCCCAATGGGCAGGATTTGGTCGCAGAAGCCATCAATACTTATGGAAACAATTTAGGGATTGGAGTCGATGTTCTTTTACAACGGGTTCTAGCTCAAATCTTCAATGTCCCAGGGATTGCAAGCGGCGCCATGCAGATTGCAGCTACTAACGGTCCCGGCGACAGCCCTCTCTATGGAACGGCAGATATTCCGATCCAAGAAAATGAAATAGCGGTATTCGACCTATCGCGCATTACGGTGACGGTATGACAAACCAGGAGACAGCCAGATGGTCTTAATACCGAATCATGTTCAAAGAGCGATCGCACTGCTTGCCGGACAATTCCAGCAAAGCTTGCTGGATGGAGAATATAGCCGGTTCCAACGATTAATCCAGGCTTTTGTCACTCAATTTCAAGAGATAGACGATGTAAATCAAACGTTGAAATTTGATCGGGCTATTGAAACAGCTGTCGGTGTTCAACTCGACGGCCTAGGGCAGATATTAGGACTCGCCCGGCTGCCGGACGAAGGCGATGAAGATTACAGGGAAAAGCTGAAATTCCAGATTTTCATTAACAAATCTAATGGAACGCCTGAGGAAGTGATCGCCGTCCTCAAATTTTTGACTAAAGCAACCAAGGTGCGCTACCACGAATACTATCCGGCAGCTTTTCAAATGGACACAGACGGAATCACCTTCTCCGTTCCTCCGGAGCAGCTGGTTTCGGCTATTCAATCAGTGAGCCCGGCGGCAGTTCAATACACTCCCATTACAGCAACCTACGGGGTTCCTCTTCCATTTATTTTCAGCGGAGACCCGATTATAGAACTGCTCGATGTTTCTCCATTTGAATCCGATCCATTCGACCTCAGAAATCTTCAAGTGCAGACGACCGATCTTTTAGCAGTTAATGCCGGGAATGTTGCCAATCCAGCATTTGGAGGCTGTTTTGCAGAATTTGGAACGCCCGACATCGATACGACTGGAGCCGGGCAAATGGCAGAAGTAATCATGTTTAATGGCTTTGAGCCGCCACCACCTTAAGGAGACCATTATGGTATCAAAACCAACCGTCCTGCCGGAATGGGCAGAAAATGATGTTGTAGATCCAATCTCAGGGCAAAATAACGTCCTGGAACCGCCTCCAGAAAAAAAACTCGAAGGCTGGGCAAGGCTCGAATATCCGCCAAGAAACTGGTTCAACTGGCTAGCCCGTTATACCTGGAGATGGCTGAACTGGCTAAATCAGCAGGAAGAGCAGGCAATTGTCACAGATGGGTCCGGAACCAATATCTTTCCAACCAGCGGCTCTCTTTGCGTCTTATTTGCCGTCGACACAGCAAATCCAGCTTCCTATCTCTACGCAATTGGAGCAAATGTCGGAGGGACAGTGACTTTAACGACAGTGGCCAGTGCAACCTTAGCCATCGGCGTGATTTCCGGAACTTCCGTCCCCATTACAGGAGCTGCAGATCCATCGACAATCATCGCTTGGGGACAAACAAAAATTATTCCGTCTTAAGGAGAAACCATGAGCACACCTGTACTGATAAGCGATCTTGATCCTGTAGGCGCAATAGATCCTGCCAATGATCTAACTATTGTTCATCAAGGATTTACTGATAAAAAAGCCACCATTGCTCAAATAAGGAATTTCGATATCTCCCTATTCGATCCGCTTCCGAGCACGGCTATCAATAACGACTTGCTGGTCATAGGAAGAGGTTCGACGAATTATCAAATCCGATTCGACCAGGTCAGCTTTGTCGCAGGCACCCAACTCTGGTTTTATCAGGATGTAGCGCCCAGCGGATGGGTAACAATTCCCGTCGGCGATTGCTTACTAGGAGTCAAAGGAGGGTCCACCTACACCGTCGGAGGCTCGCTACCCCAAGGAACGTGGCAGACAGCGGATCACACCTTGACAATCAACGAAATGCCAGCTCACTCCCATACAATTTCACCATTTTTAATCGGCAAAAATCAGAGAGGTTCGGCTGATACTAAACCATGGAGATCCGATCACGGAGGAGAGGTTACAACCTCCACCGTTGGAGGAAATGCGCCTCATAATCATGGAGCCTCTTGGAGGCCCCTAGCTGCAACAGGAATTTTATGCCAAAAACAACCTTAAAAAATTAACCAACAATGGGAGAACTCAATGGACTGTACTTCATGTAAAGAAAACTGCCCATTTGTCAAGAGCAAATTATGCGCTTCCGAAAGAGAATGCCCCAATTTCATGGAATCATGGTGGCAAGAAGGAGGAACCGGGCAGCCGAAGGTTATAGCAGATTGCGCTCCCAAGAGAATGCTGATTCAGCAGCAGATGGAAGTTAACCGCATGTTCGCGCTGCAGCAGGCCATTGAACAGATGAGAAACCGCCTCGAAAAGCTAGAAGGTCTATTAGGTCAATTGATAGAGCAAAGCAAAGAGTACGTTCTCCAGCAAGCTCCTAAGCAAATCGCTAAAAAATCAAACAGGAAGGCGCTTGGCCATGAGTCATCCAATTCTTCTTGACGCTCTTTCTTGCGAGTTTACGGATAAAAAGCATCTCTCGCCTTCACTGCGGGAAAATGCTTCTCCTGCTTCTGGATCGTTCGTCGTCATAAACCCAACGCAAATCATTCCCCTCTTACCCAAATTCCCCAATGCAAAAATGACGGCACATCCATCGAAGGTCTGCTCAGCAGAATCAGGATATTCAACTTTTGCAGCTCGAAAGATCGATATCCGGCGAGCAGCAAAAGGCCCAGCAGGGCGTAAACATCGTTTAACAACAAAGAAAGAGGCAAGAATATGGCTCGCAATTCATCAGTCAACTTAGATATTTCCAACCTGACGGTTGGATTCAGCATCGGAGGCGGCGCTACAAAAAGAACCGTCACCTACAACGGAAGCGGGGATTACACCCTCACCAATCAATTTGCCGGAGCGGGGGTTTATACATTCCCCAATAGAGCAGCCGATACTTTAATCGGCTTCGCAGACTATACCGCAAAGGGCGTGATCTTAGTCGGTACTGGATCGGGAACATTTACTCCATTAACCGTCGGAACAGACACTTTTGTCTTAACCGCCGATTCCACTCAGACATCAGGCGTCAAATGGGCAGCATCAAGTGGTGGCGGGGGCATTAGTTCATGGATAGACGTTACCGGAACCTCTCAAACAATCGCAGTCAATACCGGCTATATCGCCGACAACGTTGCTTTAGTCACCCTGACTCTCCCAACCACAGCAGCTCAAGGCACCACCTTCAGAATTGCGGGAAATGGAGCAGGCGGGTGGCTGTTGGCCCAGAATGCCTCGCAAACGGTCAATTTTGGAAGTGCAGCCACAACGGCTGGAGTCGGAGGCAGCTTGGCTTCAACAGACCCAGGCGATGCCTTAGAGTGCCTCTGCGTGGTCGCCAATACCACATGGAGAGTGTTGAGTGCAGTCGGCAACTTGACCGTCGTTTAGCAAACAAGAACATCCTCACTGTAATGGGTTTTGTAAAATGATTCAAAATAACGCTGTAAATACATCGATTATCGTTAAAAACAATCAAGTTACGCGTCCATTGCAGTGTACGTTTTTTGCCCAACTAAACGCAAACTTAGGAAATGTCACCGGAGATGGAACCGTCTACCAGATTCCCTGTGACAATGTCATTGTAGATCAAAGCTCAAGCTATAATCCTCTTACAGGCGTTTTCACAGCTCCTGTGCTAGGAAATTATATTTTTGGAGCCTCTATCAACACTCAAGGACTAACGCCCGGAATGAGTGTGTATGTCTTAAAATGCATGACAACAGTGAGAGAATATCGACTTGTAGAAATGGGAGCCATTACTCCTTCATCTGCATCTCAAACTCTTCAAATAGCCGGTTGTATTTTTGCCCGAATGAATACAAATGATACTGCAATTTTTACGATTCAGGTTGCTGGAGGATCAAAAGTTGTCTCCCTACAACCCAATGGCATCTCTTTCATATACGGCTATCTCTTGGATTAAAAATTATGACTATAAGCAACTCTATCAACAATCCAGACTACATCTCAAAAGGGCAAATTCTTGTAGGGAGAAATGGCACTCGTCCTATCATGCTCAATTGGGGATCTTTGAATGGACAGGTGCTTGCTTGCGACTCTACTACTTCTAGTGGTTTCAAGTACATGTATGGGATGACCGGTTATTACTTGAATACGTTTAATGCAAAAAATACTGGCAATACCATCTTCTTTACTACCCCTTCCAGCGGATTTCGTTTTTTCCCTACTCACATCATCATGAGCGTTCTCTTTGCTTCTTCGATTTCCGCTGGCGCGAGTATTTCTATCGGCACGAATGGCTCTAGTTACAACAACATCTTGGCGAATACTTCCTTCATCGGACTGACAGCAGCTAATAACTATCAAGTGGTTCAACTCAGCGGAGTTTTAAACGCTATCCCCGTTAACACGTCAGGATATTTGAATGTTAATACCGCGGCAATAGGGACGTCTATCACGATGAGCTGCGTCATCGTAGGTACTTGGTCGCAATAGAGGAAAACATGACGACTAACACTTCTATCAATACGCCAGCTCTCTTCAATAAAGGAGATCTTCTTCTGGGACAAGGCAGTGGGCTAAGACCCAGCGTTCTTCCCGCAGGAGCTAACGGGTTAGTTTTGACGTTAGATAATACTCAGCCTACTGGAGCTAAATGGGCTGCTGGAGGAGGCGGTGGAAGTACTTTATCTCCTTATATCGTAGGTGCAACGGAAAGCGATTTTACGACGATTCAAGCTGCCATTGATCAAGCTGTGACTGATGGGGCGTCAAAAACAAACCAAAAGAACGTCTATGTGAAACCTGGCACTTATAATGAGAATATCTCGCTTTTCGACGGAATAAATGTTCTAGGGTTTGACCCCTATCCAAGCGAGGACTATCCAGGCATTCAATTCCCAAACAATGGATTCTTATCTGCTGTCTTGACTGGAACGGTTACTCATAGCAGTGGGGATAGCAAGATTTACAATATTTATATTAAGCCAGGAGATGGCTTCAATGCTTTTAATTTAAGCGCTATCGGCGGACTTCTTTTTATCCGAGGATGTCGATTCGATCTTCCTACTACTTCGATTTTGTTAAATTTCAGCAATGCAGACACGGTTGTCATATCTGATTGCATTTCAGCTAGTGGGTTCGGTCAATTTCTCACATGTACCTCAACCGACATAGCCTCAGTGGCTATTTTTAGTAGCGAAATTTTATCAATGACAACATCTACTCTTCCTATGGGAGGGGCATCAATTCAGCTCTCAAATAGTTATCTATACGCCTCTATAGACGCTTCAAACGCATCCATTTTTTATTTTCAAGCCTACGATTCTCAGCACTGGCCCAATGGAAGTGATCCATTGATTCAAATAGGAGCGTCCACAAACTCATTTATTACTTACGTCGGGTCACAATTTGCTTCTCCAGAAAACAATGCCTTTATCATTCCCAATAGCGATACGCCAGTTCGTCTAGTCAATTCTTGGAATATTAGCGGTGGAAACAATGTGAGTGGTGGGGGCATCGCTTTTAAAAACTTCATCACAGGGCCGTCAGGGGAGAGCATTTTAGTCAAAAACATTAGTGCCGGCTTCAATGGCACGGATTACATCTTTACTCAAGGCGGTTTGCAAACATCAGACGACTCTACTCAGCTACTTGCAAGTATGGTCTTAAACACGAACGAGTCAATCACGTTAATGGGAAACGTTGTAGGCGCTCAAAGCGATCATAGCAATGCCGTGGGAGGAGATTTTACCGTTACAGCAAGAAGAAGTTCAGGAGACATAACCTTAATCGGTAGCCCTATCGTGAATGTCCGTTCTTCATCAACGGCTACCTTCACCGTAGATGTCGATACAACAACACAGTCTGCACGCGTGCTTGTCACTGGGGTTGCAGCTACCGTTTATAACTGGGTTGCTACTCTGCAATATCAAAAAATACTAACCAATGCGTGAATAAATATGACGATTAATACTTCCATCAATACACCAGCCCTCTTCAACAAGGGAGACCTCCTTCTAGGAAAAGGAGGAGGCTTAAGACCTGGTATTCTTCCAGCTTCAACGAATGGGTTTGTGTTAACACTTGATAATACCCAGCCGACTGGAGCCAAATGGGCTACCGCTTCTGGAGGAGGAACGACTCTTTCACCCTATATCGTAGGATCGACAGGCAGTGATTTCACGACAATTCAAGCGGCTATCAATCAAGCCGTGACTGATGGGGCCTCTCATTCAACTCCAAAAAATATCTATATTAAATCTGGAACGTACGTCGAAAACCTTATAGTATATGATGGGATCTCTCTTATTGGATTTGACCCTATCAACTTCACTCAAGATTACCAATATGGAATACCAAACATCTCGAGCCTTCCAAGTATTCAATTAACGGGGAGTATTTCTTTTTCTCCAAGCGGCGGTCAATCGTGCAAAATTTTCAATATGTGGATCCAACCAACAACAGGATCTGCTATTTATCTGACCTGCGCTTCTCTTACAGGCATTCTTTTTAAAGGTTGCTTTATTCAAACCACTCAATCTGGGAACTCCATTTTTTCTTATACCCCGGCAGTTGCGACCATGTGGGTTTGTTTTGAAGAAAGCGTCTTGTCCGACAACACAGCCAATACCACTTTGTTTAGCTATACAGGCTCTGGCGGCTTGCTCAAGCTCATAATCTCAAATTGCTTCGTCCAAGCATCACAAATTCAAGCTGCTATAATCCCGGCAAGTTCCACTTTCCATATGCAAGTTTCGAGCACCGTTCTTCTCTCATGCTTTGACGCGTCTGCTAGTTCAGTCTATTACCAATTTGTCGCGTATAACACCATGCACATTCAAACAGGTGCGGTCTCAATTGGAGCCTTCCATTTAATCGGCGCCTCAACAACAAACAGCTCATACATTGATTACACTAATTCTTCGATTGGCATATCAAGCGTTAATAAAGTAGCCATCATCAACAATTCAAACATCTCTTTTAATGCATTCAATACTTCCTTCTGGGGTCCTAACTTAATGACTGCAGGCTACTCCGACGTGATTACAGGAGGAAAAGTCGTTACTGCCGGATGCCAATGCAGTCCAGCTGCAGGTCTATTTCTAGAAAGAAGGCAGTTAATCGGATCTGGATTCACTGGCTCGCAGCAGTACACAGGGCAAGCAGGTCTACAAACTTCAAACAGCACAATGCAAACACTCGCCGCAATTGTTGTTAATCAAGCTGAATCCATTACTCTTACAGGGACCATTACAGCGGCCCAAAATGATCATTCCAACATGGTGGGCGGAGATTTTCTTATTTGTGCAAGGAGAGCCAGTGGAGGAAATGTCACTCTTATAGGATCGCCTATTGTCAATGTCGAAAGCTCTTCCGCTGCTACTTTTACCTGCGATGTCGACACTTCCACACAGGCAGTGCGCATCAGAATCTCTGGAATATCCTCAACGATTTACAACTGGGCTTGCACTTACAGCTATCAAAAAGTCTTAACAAATGCATAAGGGAAACATGAATCATAGAAAGGAAATATCCGATGACGGGATTTAATAATGGCTTTTTGCTTTCTGATAATTTTCCCTTCTTTGCCTATCAAAGCACCTCACAATCAGCGATCACTGGTGGAGGAGCCACAGCCACACTAATTTGTGACACAGAAATATTTGATCCATTCAATGGATATGATCCATCGACAGGACTCTATACGATCCCTTCAATCTTTCCCATCGGCACATGGTTTTTCCAAGGGAAAGTAACTATCACAGGCATTACTGCCTCCCATACCACAGCTATATTTTCTATCACCAACGTCAATAGGAATCTGTATTACGAAATAAATGCTGCTAATTCGAGAACTTCGGGTAATGAACTGACACTACAAGTATGCGGTTTTATAAATGGAATCAGCCCTGGAAGCATAATCAACCCGCAAATCCAAGTTCTTGGCGGATCTAATGTCGTAGGAACAAAGGCTACTGGAGATCAATGGTGTGATTTTGGAGGAATTTTCATTAAATCGAGCTAAAGATTTCAATAGAGGAAAAAATAGATGACTCATAATTCCATTAACACCCCAGCCCTTCTTAGTAAAGGAGACCTACTCCTAGGAAAAGGTGGCGGCCTTAGCCCCGCTATTTTATCAGCTGCAACCAATGGATTCGTTCTAACACTCGATAACACGCAGCCTACAGGAGCCAAATGGGCGGCTAGTGGAGGTGGTGGCGGAATTACATGGAATACCGTTTCTGGAACATCTCAATCGGCGGCTGTGAACAACGGCTACATCGCGAACAACGCAAGCCTTGTCACTGTTACTCTTCCTTCGAGTGCTTCAGTCGGAGATATGGTCGAAATAGCCGGAAAGGGAGCAGGCGGATGGAAGGTCGCACAAAACTCAGGCCAGGTCATCCACATGGATGGCGTGGACTCAACGACTGGAACTGGAGGCAGCCTTGCCTCTACAGTAAGATACGATGCAGTTCGTCTGCTTTGTATTACAGCTAATACGGATTGGCTGGTCCTCTCAGGAATCGGCAACTTAACGGTGGTGTAATATGCCAGTACAAGATTTCATCAATCGATACGCGATGTCCACGGGGTATACGAATAAGCTTTCAGGATTGGCTTACGTTCCTGCAAACGGAACGCCAGCAGCTAGTGGAACTGTAGATTGGTATACGTGTCCAGCAGGGAAAAGAGCAGCTGTCATGGGGATAAGCTATTGCTCTCCTTCAGGAAATGCAAGCATAACCCCAATGCTTAAGTCGGGGGGCAATTATTACAACCTGAATGTTACTCAAACAGCCACATCTATCGGAGTAGGTGCAGGCGGAATCGTCAATCTCATCATCTTGGAAGCTGGTGAATCGATCTCGACCAATCAAAGCACGTCTTCGATCAACGTGTGGATTTCGATTATGGAGTTTGATTCGGATATTCCCTTCAAGACAGTGAAGCTTCTTTCATTGGCCAGCGGAAATAACACTCTTTATAGCTGCCCTGCAGGGAAAACAGCTATTTTTGTAAGCGATAATCTCAGTCCTTTATCAGCCAGTTCAGTTAAGTCCGTTAATTATTGGAACAATAGCGGAGGAAGCAGAAACATTTCAGCTTATCATGTGCCTAACGGAGGATCTCCAGGATCAAGCAATCAATTTTTACCCACAATCCCTCAAGCCGTTGCAAATAGTTCCTTTATGACAAATTCAGCAGTAAGTAATTGCATGAACGCAGGCGACTCAATTGTAATCAATACCGATGCAGCCACAGCAACTCAATTTGCGTGGGTAACAGTGCAGGAGATTTAAATGCCTAATCAAAATGATGTAAACAATCTGATTTATCACCCTGAAGGGGTGTATTTGCCGGGTGTAAAATTTCCATCCGCATTCGTCTCTAACGCAGGATCAGGCAATGTGGATATGTACACTTGCCCTGCAAGCAAAAGAGCCTGTGTGAGTTACATTATTGGCTACAACACGGCTGGAACAACCACACCCATTTTTCCAGTTCTTTATGTGAGCGGCACTTATTATCGCATAGGAGGAGCTGGGAACGCGGCTACAACAGCGCAAACACAGGTTTTAGTAGCCAACCAAGCTATAATTTTAGAGGCTGGGGAAAGAATCGGCGTAAATACAACTCAAGTTGGCATGAATCTTTGGGCCAATATTGTTGAATTCGATAATACAGCTCCCATCAAGAGCAGCAAGGTTGTGAGCTTGTCCAATGGAAATAACACTGTTTATACGTGTCCTTCAGGTAAAAAAGCGATCACTCTAGACCAATGGTTTAAAACGAATTTTACCTTGAAAAAGGTCTTCTATTTCAACAATTCAGGGAACAGCGTTTCTTTGATTTGGTACGCCGTTCCTAGCGGAGGATCACCTGGATCTACAAACCAAATGGGAACAGAAACTGTTACTACAGGATCAGCCTCAGCTCGACTCATTGGCGGCTTAATATTAAGCGCGGGTGATTCCATCGTAGTCAATACAAACGTAGGAACGGGAACTCAAACCGCTTGGGTCAACGTAATGGAGCTATAAAATGGGAAATAATGTCATAAACAATACCGTTTTCATAAGTGGTTTTGGCCCTCTAGTGAGAGGGGCTAAGTTCGTTAATGCATTCTCTGGAAGTACCTCTGGAACCGTCGACATTTATACATGTCCTGCAGGAAAAAAAGCTTTCATCACCCAAGTGATGGGTATTAGCTCTCCGATTATGACAGGGGGAATGCAACTAAAAGTTTCAGGAAATTATTACAATATTACTCCTCAGAACACCGGCTGGGGAAATATAGCCACTAATTCGTTTGGAATTGTACTAAATGCAGGTGAGGGATTGTCGTTCACGGTGAACTCTAATGCCGGAGGAAATCTTTGGGCTAGAGTGATGGAAATGGATATTTCTACCCCCATTTATACTGCAAAGCTATTGAGTTTATCTGCAGGAGACAACACTATTTTCACCGTCAGCGCGGGGAAAACAGCTATTACTCTAGATACTCTTGGAGGAGTCTACGTCAACGGATCTGGAGGTTTATATAAAAATTTCTCTGGAGCAAGCAGAAGCATTAAAGTCTACCACGTTCCAAATGGTGGCTCTAGCGGAACTGGCAATCAATACTTTCAAAACACCGCTGTGGCAAACAGTTCTGGGGTCGTCGTCCCTTCCGTTCCTGCCTCCATGAACGCAGGCGACTCAATTGTGATTAATACAGACGCAGCTACGGCTACGCAATGGGTTTATATGACATATTATGAAATCTAAGACCCCCTAAAAGTTCAGTTTCAATCTCATCAAAAATCAGGGGTTTTTTGTTCACTCTTTTAACATTTCTTTGTATAATTTCTCTCTACCAACGGTCAATAAAAAGGAAACGTGGTAGGAATGAAATATGCATTAGTAAATGACACTCCTCAAGAAGCCCAGCCTGGCCTTTCCGGAAAATGCAAATGCTGTGGTAGTCCGACTATACCAAAGTGTGGAGAATTGAAAATTTGGCATTGGGCCCACAGCGGAAAACGGATGTGTGATCCCTGGTGGGAAAATGAAACCGAATGGCACCGCGCATGGAAAGGGCACTTTCCTAAAGAGTGCCAAGAGGTCATTCATACCGCCGTAAATGACGAAAAGCACATTGCTGATGTGAAGACAGGTCAAAGTTACGTAATTGAGTTCCAGCATTCCCATCTAGCTTCTCAAGAACGAATCATACGTGAGGCTTTCTATCAAAATATGGTATGGGTTATCGACAGTACGCGCCTAAAGAAAGATTATCCCCGCTTTCTTGAAGCAAGAAAAAATTTCAGTCCTATCTACAAACCAGGATTCTTCTTGGTCTATTTCCCTGAAGAATGTTTCCCCGCTGCATGGGTTGAGAGCTCAGTGGAAGTTGTTTTCGATTTCCAAGGTAATCCACCAACCGATTCGCAAGATGGGATGCGAGATACCCTATGGTGTTTGTTACCGGGACGCGCTAGAAGAGGTGCTGTGGTGATTGCAATTTCGCGTCAGACTTTCATAACAACACTCTTGAAACAACCTAGGTTGCTTCCGAATCCGGCTCACGAGTTTGTTAACGCTCTCGATAAATTGCTTGCAGAACAAGCAGAGATAAGGGAACAACAGACACAAAAGCACCAATGGCAGCCTCGTAATAAGAGGACATGGCGGCTCTAAGTGACTTCATTATTTTTTATAACACTTTTAAAATAAAACGGTTGGTTATATGGATTTCCACCCAGCTGGTTTTATGGATAACCAGTTGGATGGCCAGGTGGTTGGTTTGTTTCCCCTCTTCCAAAATGGATGACTGGCCATCCATTCTTCCAATAAGTGCTTTTGATTTTGGAAACGGCAGACAAACAAAGCGCCGCTACAATCATAATCCGGAATTTTTATGACTTTGCTGAGCCGACAACTTCTTTCTCTTTTTGCATTTTCTCCAGAACAATCGATAAAATGAAATCATTCATACTTTTATCTTCTTGTGCTGCGCTAATCCGTATGGATTTTCTGATTTCCTGAGAACATTCTAATGTAATGCGTGCTCTTTTCGATTTCTCAGAACTCTCGGAATTTTCTTTACCGGTTTTTTTCGCCATTACCTTCCTCGACTAACGGTTTTGCTAAAGTGTTTTCATCTTAGCAACACCCCTAATTCCAGTAAATCATCAATTCACTGTTTACTTAAATATGATGCTCTTTTAAAGTTGGGGAATATCAAAGGACTCATGGAATGCAAGGACTCAACCGATGCACAAGATAGCAATTTCGAATCAAAAAGGGGGCGTTGGAAAATCCACAACCTCTATCAATCTGAGCGCAGGACTTGCTCATGCTGGAAAAAAGGTTCTTCTTGTTGACTTAGATCCACAAGGTCACTCTAGCATAGGTCTTGGAATCAAGACTGAAAATCGCCAAACAATCGCAGAACTCCTATGTCATGATGACTGTGAGTTAAAAGATGTGATCCAACCTTCATACATCAAGAATCTAGATGTAATCCCATCTGACAATTCTCTCTCTGTGGCTGAGTATAAATTAGCGCAAACCCAGGCAAAAGAATTTGTATTAAGAACAAAACTGAAAAAAGCTGATTACGATTACATCATCATCGACACTTCCCCTACTTTTAACACTCTTTTAGCAAATGCTTTTCTAACAGCCGAACACATCATCTTGCCAGTCCAACTCGATTATTTTAGCCTAGCTGGCATTCAATCATTCTTAGAGTCAATTAATCGAACCAATGCTAAAGCTGGCAGCCTTGTTGATCACCGCGCCGAAATCATGGGCGTTCTTTTTACCTTCTTCAAAACCCGAAGCAATCTTTCAAAAAGAGTCCTAGAAACGATTAACGAGCTCTTTGGCAATAAGGTTTTTGAAACCCGCATTCCAGAAAACGTAAAACTCAGTGAAGCTCAAGAATCCAGCAAAGCGGTCTTTGATCACGATCCTAAATGCAGCGGGGCTGAAGCCTATCTAAGTCTTGTTAATGAAGTTATGAGGAGATTGAAATAATGTCAGGAATCAAAAATATTAAAGAAAAATCTAAAATGCACTTAGATGAAATGTTTGATTCTAAGTCGGTTGGCAAGCCAGACGTACAGAAAGATGGCAACCCAGAAGTCAAACAAACCAACCAGCTGGACAGCCAGCAAACCATGCACCCTGTCAGCCAGACGGCCACTCTCCCAGAAGTCCAGCCACCCGTCTCACCTTCTTTCCAGCAAGCTGCAATACCATTACCCCATCCAGTTGGCCATACAGCAGTCCATCCTGTTGGAAGAATGGAGACCCAAGAAGATATTAGACCAGAAATTCAGCCATCCAGACAACCATCCATCTTCTCAACAAAACAATCAAAAAATCAAAAAATCCAAACCTATAAGATGACTTTCAACATAAGAGAGGACATCCATAAAGCATTTCATGATCTCTATGCAAATCGAATACTGCAGGGGAGAGCTACTGAAAAATCGGAAATGATCTGCGAAGCAATTCAATTGCTCATCAGCATGGAAGAGCCCCCAGCAACCCCAATTAGGTAGCTCACGATAAAAAATACGGTACTCAAGAGGATTCGATATGATCGACAATTTGGCCAAAGAAAAACTAAAAGCATTCATCCGAATAGAAGACGTCATCGATCACCTCGATCTTCGCCACAAATTAGGACTAAAGCATGTTGGGGGCTATTTAGTAGGGAAATGCGTTGCAGGGCATGAATCTAAAAGCGGTCAATGCTGTAAATTGGGGCCCGATTGGAGCCATCTGCACTGTTTCAGCTGTAACGAATCGTTTGATGCCATTGAGCTCGTACAGAGGGAAAAAGGGCTAAATTTCGTTGAATCCTGCCAATATCTTGCTGAAACTTTTCGATCTGACCTACTCGAAGAGCTTAAAAAAAGCAATTTTTCAGCTGCAGCGCCCAAGCAAAGCTATGCTTTATCTCATCTCTACGAAATGGTCTTTCAGTATGGAAAAGAGCTCCTCTTTACCGAGAAGGGGAAAGATGCTTTAGATTATCTCGTAAAAGTCAGAGGATATGATCCAACCAAACTCCAAATTACGGAATGGGTATATTGGCCTAAGGATGCTGAAATAAGAAAGCATTTGAAGTCCAAACTCCCCAAGGAAAGGCAAGAAGAAGCGGATTCGATCAAGCTCAATGGAAATGGTGGCGATTTATTTAGGGTTGCCCTTCCTTACAGAGATCGCTTTGGTAAAATTCTTGGGTTTGCAAAAAGAGCTGCAATCAAAGAGGGGGTCGCGGACGCCGAAGGGAAAATGCATCGATGGAGCTATACAGCCGGTCTAAAGAAAGACGACCCCTTCAATATTTGCAGATGTAAACGCGAAAAACATCTCATCTTGGTAGAAGGGCTTCCCGACGCCGCCTATCTTCCCAGCGTAGGCATCAAAAACATTATAGCTACCGGACAAGGTGACCTCTCTGTTAAACATATCGAAAGCCTAAAAGTTTATGAAATCGAGAGCGTCGTCATCGTTTTTGATAATGACGCTAAGGATAGCAAAGGGGAAATAGGTTCTATTGAGAAGGCAAAGAAGGCAGCGGATCTTCTTGAGAAAAATGAGATCAAAGCATTTATTCTGCCACCTCATCTCCTATCACCATTCAAAGATCCAGATGAGTACGTTAAAGCAAATGGTCCAGAAGCCTTTAAAAAGCTCGTTGAAGAAAAGGCATTGGCTCGCGTTAGATGGCTTCCTTCGTACTTTGCCTACAAACATGATCTTGGAACAGACATAGGACGTTTTACGGCCCTTGGCGGCGTTTCTAAAGCTTACTCTCAGATCCATGATGAGTTTGAAAGAAGCCTTTTCAAGCAAGAAATCGAGAATACCTTCCGATTGAACCCCGCCGAGAGCGAGGGCATTCTAGCAAAAGCTCTAAAAGAGCAGAAAGTTCAGGATGCGGTCGAAAAACAGAAGCAATCGGTTGAAGAAGCTCAAAAATTGCTCTCTCAAGGGGACTTTCTCAAAGCAACGCAGCTTCTTTCTCAGTTGAATAAAGAAGGGAAAAACGACGACGTCTACGTCAAACCTTATACCATAGACAACTTAAGGGAAGATTTATCCAAAATCCCCGAAGGGTTAAAAACAGGCTATAAATCTCTCGATAAAACAGTCTTAATGCCTCAAGGCGCCATCACAATCGTTGCAGGAAGACCTTCCCACGGCAAAACGACCACTCTTCTGAATTTCATTGTGAACATGGTCAAACTTTATCCTGATAGGGAGTTTTACTTCTTTTCCTATGAGGAACCAAAAAACCAAATACTTTTAAAAATTCTTAACATTCTAGCCGGAGAATGTGTTAATGAAACCAGCAACCTCTCTAATTTAGAAGGATATGTAAGAGGGGGCCTGAATAAATTATCTAAGGTTAATGAAGCAATGTCTCTTTTACAGTCATGGACGGAAAGTCATCGGTTGGTTGTATGCGATCATCCATTTTTCGTAGATGATTTAAGCAGAGAGATTGGGCGTCTCAAGGAAAGAGGAAAATTAGGCGCTGTTTTCATTGATTACATGCAAAAAGTAAAATTTCGTGGTAAATCCTCCTCTAGACAATTAGAGCTGCAAAAAATTTCAGAAACCATTCTTGAAGCAGCCAAATTTTATTCTATCCCTATCATTCTAGGAGCCCAGCTCGGCAGAGGTAATACTAAAGCAGAAGTGTTACGAATGGATAACATACGTGAAGCGGGCGATATCGAGAACGACTCAAAGGTTATCCTAGGCATCTGGAACGAGGCTAAAGAAGCAGCAGATACCAAGGGAGTTCCTTTAAGCAGAATGGTTGATTTCGACCTTGTAGTACTTAAAAATCGAAACGGCCTTTCCAATCATACCGTCTCCCTAACCTTCGATAGACCTTTATCCACTTTAAAAGAAAAGAGCTGATCTTCATGGAAAAAATAAAAAAAAATAAAAAGAAACCTGCTAAGGAAGAGAAGAAAAAAACACTGCCAGTAGAAGCTAGCATTGAACCCGACTATCAACTATCCGTAGTAAAAAAGAAGCTACATGTCGTAGATAATAGAACGGGAAAAACCATCAACATCAACACGATCGAAGACCTGCAATTACTCGGAGTGTCGCTGGGTGAAGTTGGGGGAGCCGAAAGTACATGGGAATCTGTTGCTTCTTCTATCCAAAATTTCTCTCCTAATCAACTAGCCTCCTTAAAAAACATACTCGGTGGAATGGCTCCTACAGCCCAGCGCGTATTAATCGAAGAAGCGATTCAAAAAATCGTAAAACACTCCTCAAACAAAGATACTTTTGCCCTTCCTTCTCATCCTCTGATGTTCACTTTGCTAGCCATGTTTGCGGGAAAGCCAGACATGATCCCAAGACGTCTATTGACCAAGCCTTATTCAGAATGGAATGAGACGGAGCAGAAAGAAGCTGAAGAATTCTTTTCATCGATCATAAAAATCGAAAAAACAACGAGCTATGATAGCGGAAAAGAAGAAACCAGTTCGAAACACATTGCTGTCATCAGTGACAACCCTAAGGTGGAAGCTTCTGCTCAAATCGATATCTCATTGTTTAAGTCTGATGTCCGCTTCAGGGAAGTGAGCTTAGCTCTATATATCAAACGCACATTTGGAGCCGAGGGACTTCGGCATCTCTTAGGTCTATTGATCGGTTTGGAGGAGAATTTTAGGAATGGGCACTTTATTTGGAGCGTGAATGATCATTTAGCGCGTTTGGGGCACAAAAAAAAGGCTAACGGATCCTATGACCACGAACTGAAAAAAACGGCGAGTGAAATCATCCGAATTTTTCAAAGCCTTTTCATCACAGCTCGTAGAAAAGATGGTAAAAGCGAAACCGTTAGAGGTGAACGCCTATTCAGCATCGATGGTTTTCAGCAAGAAATATTCGATAAGGTCATCATCGATGAAAAAATTAAGCTACGCGCTACAGATTTCTGGTATAAAAACGCATTTGAACCCAAAGATGGCCAATCAGCAAAATATACCAAGCTGCTTAAGAAGATCGCCCAGGAAAATCACAGGCTCCATCCTCTCACGATTTATCTAACCCCTCTATTGGCAATCTTTTGGAGAATGAGTCCTCAACAGAAAATCTCTGTTACTAACTTGATGGATTGGTGCCATTTGGGATCCGATAGCCGGTATAAGATGAGGGATCTCAGATCATTAGAATCTGAGCTCAACTACATGAAAGAACATGGTTACTTGGGGGAATGGTCTCATGCTGGAGAAAAAGCTCTCCCTTCAGATTGTGAAAACCCCTTCAATTGCTCTTTGACCCTTACTCCGCCTGAATGGTTTGGTCAAGAAATTGGACGTATCAAATCCAATAAAGAAATTCCAGCTTTAGAGCATAAAAAAGAAGACAAATTGGTCGACTTTGAAGAATTTAAAGAAATTTACAAACGTTCGAGTTTGAATGTTAGACAGTTTGGTAATCACATAGGCATTACTGGACAAATGGTTAGCTATCTCCTCAATGAAAAACGGCAAATCAGCAAAGAAGTCTCGGACAAGGTGAGGGCTTTTGCTAAAAAGTATGACTAGACAAGAACGACCCTTCTCAGTCACACAAAAAGAGAAGGGGAGCGCCCCTGTCTTCTTGAACTTAAGAGAGAAATTTCTCCCTTTAGAACAAAATGGCTTTGTAAACAAGCGTAAACCAAATCGACCCTCATCTTTCACAGTTTGTCAACCAAATCGACCTTCCTTAATCGCAACATCGCCCCTCTTCAATCACCACACCGCCCCCCTTGGATCACTGGGTGTTTTGCAAGTAGCTGATTTTGTGTGGCTTATCATCAAGTAAACAGCTCTAATTATATTCAACGAGAATATAAAATGTTTACAGCTATCGCAGTAAACAAAAGTCTCTCTCCCGCTTCGCTTCGAGAGACATGAAAAAAACTAATCTGAAGGAAAAACTCTTTTCGATGCTTCTTGTAAACAAGCGTAAACAAAAACGACCTTCATCCTTCACAAAAGAAGAGTCAACTTTTGATGATCCTGATGCTGATTTCTTGAACTGACAAAGTGTAAAAAAACTCTTGAAATAGAGAGGGTTCTGTAAAAATTTTAAACCCTAGCTTTACGAGAAAGAGGGTTTAGGAAACTAGAAAGTCTGTAAACAAATGTAAACAAGATCGACCTCCATCCATCACAAAGCGCCATTTTCAATTTCAGACATGCACTTTTTTCTACTAAAATGCTCAATGGAAAATTAGGTTCCTCTAAAAGAAGAAGTAGTTTGTAAACAAGCGTAAACAAAAACGACCCTCATCTTTCACACGGTCTCGACACGAATACGGCTTTCTGTAAACAGAAGCGACCCGTTTCATTCACATTTTACGACCTTCTTCAATCACAGATTAGCTTTATTAAAGAGGCGCATCTTTTTAAAAATAAGAAGCTTGAGCATTCATTCAAAAAAGAAGTGGTATAAGCGGTCCTCGATTAGCTTGTAAACAAGATCGATAAAGTAGATCTCACTCCAGCTTGGATTGCTCCAGTAAGGTTTTTGTAAACAGCCGTAAACAAAAACGACCTCTTTCCTTCACATAAATAAACGAGACTCATTGAGATCGTCAGCTTAACCCTTTACTCGGGGAAAGTCTAGTTCCCCATGGAAAAGAAGCCTCTTTTGAGCTTGTAAACAGCTGTAAACAAAATCGACCTTTATCTTTCACACTCCCCATATAATAGGTTGGACATCCAAGTTTCCATATTGCCATCTTCTTGGATTGCTGGGTGTATGGTAGGTAGTTAAGCTGGTAAGAGGGGAGTGTGGTAGACGGGTAGTCCATACTTACAACCATCTGTCTGTTTTTCTTTCCATCCATACAACCAGCTTTATGTTTAGCTGGCCATCTGGATTGTTTCTTGAACGGTCGGATGGGAGGATTGTTATCCTCGAGATAGGAGGTCTTCAAGGATTTTCCAGCAACGCTTTGATTCAAAATTGTCTGGATTGGTATTTCCGGCTGCCGTGATAAGAGCCTTCCATAAAGTCCAGGCTTTACCTCGTACCCACGTGTGCTCATCTAGGGGGAGGGCTTTGCGTAAAGCTTTTCTGCTTTCTCCGTGAAAGAAAGTCCAAGCGATTGAAAGATCGCAAGAAGGATCACCAACGGCCATTTGCCCAAAATCGATTACCGCAGAGAGGCAACCATCACGGATAAGCAAATTTCCCGGACTAAGATCGCCGTGGATCCATACATTTGGTCTTTCCCAGCGTGAGGCAAGAGCTTTTTCCCAGAGTTCGATTGCGCTCTGCGCATCGATTCTGTCTTTGAGAGTTTCTATGGCTTTCCTTGTTTCGGCGTCGTAATAGTGGAGAGGGGAGCCTCGATAAAAACTATGAAAGCCGGGGAGTGGGCCGTTTTTTGCATCAATGGAATGTAGAGCGCTGAGGAACTTCGCGAGATCCTTAGCAAGCGCTACAAGATCGATTTTAGTGGCTCCGGATGCTGGAGTTCCTTCGATCCATCGTCTGATCGACCATCTCCACGGATAGCCTTCTCCTGGCATTCCTATGGCAATTGATTGAGGAATCTCAAAAGGAAGAAGGGGAGCGAGCTTTGGAAGCCAAAAATGTTCTTTTTCTACTTGTGGCTCATAGGCTTCTGCACTTGGCATCCTTATAAGCATCTCAGTACCTAGATGGAAAGTCCTATTGTCCCAGCCTCCAAGGGCCACAGGATCAATGCGCAGATCCTTCCATTGTGGGAATTGGGCTGCAATTAGCCGGTGTGCAAGCTCTGCGTTTATTTTAGATTTATCCATTGCTGATGCTCAATCAAATTGACTTGAGGATTAGATAGAGTGTAAAAGAATGGTGTGATAATAGCTCGGATTCTATGAGAAAGCAGTTTGTTTCTTTTAGCGCTGTTGACGTTGTAAGTTCTTGAAATCCTTAATAATCAATGACTTACACAACATAATTAGCATTATCAGACGTTGAATAAACGACTCAAAAGCCCTCTTGCAGCCCCAAAGCCTCCTATTACCCCAAGGACCCATCGAATGGACAACCTAAACCTAAACATGGGGGCGTTATGCTTTACAATTTTATTTCTCTCGTTGCTCTGTCTATGCTTTTAACTGGATGCGCTCAGCTCCTTCCTGGTCTTTTTTCGGCCGTGGAAGATATAGAAACCCAAGAAGCGATCACTCTCACTGTAGACAAAGAGGCATTCCAAAAGGACACCGACGTCAAAATCTCCATAGAGGTCACAAATAAAGACCCTGTGGTGGTGACACCTCCTGCTGCTAAGTAGCCTCTAGGCTGAGGCTGCCAGGCTTTCAAATGGCAGTGATGGGGTGTTGGCAGGTGTCTGCGCTCCAACTTTGCCTTTTGCTCTCTTTTCAACGTTCTGCTGATCTGTTTTCCATTTATTGAAGGCAGTTAGGAATCCTGATTCATTGGAAACGGCCGAATTGATAATTTGAGCTTCTGTCTTGTTGGTAGCCTGAGCGATTTTACGGACATAAGCCACCTTGTCGTCCTCGCACAGGTGTTTTTGGCAGAAATCCTCATACCCATCGGCTTTTTCTTGCTCGATTTGCTTTGGAGCTTCCTTTTGAGGTTCTTCCGGGGTTTTATAAACCTCTACTGAACGCGTGGCAAGATCAGGCACTGCTGTTGGAATGGATCCGTCTTCTTCTCCGAGTTCTCCTATGGCATAGGCATTCATGATTACATCGGGCATGAATTTTCTTGATCCGCCGGAAAGGCAGCGGCTGAAAAGCATGTCCTTGGGTGACTTTTTCCAGTTATCTTTTCCAAGATAGCCGGCTTTTGCAGCCATTTCAATCGTATATTCATATTCAAATGTGCAGTTGTCTTTTGGACGGTCGGAGCGCCAGAATCTAATTCGGCATATTTTTTCATCGAGCTGCAAGACATCAGCTCTGTGGCCGGCATTCACAATCAGCATGTTCATGAGCTGAGCGGAAAGGCTGACAAGCCCCGAAAAGGTGTACATGCCTCCATTCAGGCACATCATTAAAGGAAGGTTCATTTCTCTGGCCGTTAAATAGATTGCGAGGACTCCGCCGGATCCGAGCTTTTGATAATAGGGGCAGGTAGCCAGGACTTTGCAAACTGAAATGACTTGATCCAACTCTTGGCCTACGGGCATTGAGAAGGAATTTCGAAGGGCTAGTTGATTCATGATTGACTCCTTAATTTTTGATTCTCATGGTGATTTCTTCTTTTTCCGAGATTTTGATCCCGGGTATATTGCGAACTCCCTGCTTGACTGCTTCGTCAATTTTTTTCTGGTCTAAGGACAGATATTCTCGAGGGACTAAAGCTTCATTTTCTAATTCCCAACTCCATTTCTTTACTTGAGTTAGCTTGCCGTCTTCGACAAACATCTCTTTAGATTTTGCAATGAAGGAAGCGTTATTCGTTGATGCGGATTTTTGGAGATAGTCGTCTAATTTGGCCTTAAGGCTATTTTCGATTTCTTCCAGCTTGGCTTCGTACTCTTTGACGATTTTGTTAATAGCTTTCTGAAAGTCGAGATGGGGGCGGATGATAGATAATCTTGTTTCATCCAGCTGTTTGCGGATTTTTCTGGCTTGCAGGCTCATGGAGAGCGCCTGGCTGGCGCTTTCCTCGTTCTCAATCAAATGATTGGAGGCGCGGGAAATCAGCGGTGTCAGGTCTAGTTTTTTGCCTAGCAATTGAGTGGCTTGCCCGACAGTCATGCCTCCTGCTTGAATGCTCATGATTTCATTTTTCTTAATTGCTTCGTTGGCCTCTTCAAAATCGAACATGTTTTTACTCCTTAGTCGAAAAATAATGTGAACAGGAGGGCGAGAAGGCTTCCCGCTCCTGTTTTTCTTTGCCTTCCGCCTTTTGTGAGGGGGATTTTAATTTTGCGGGAGAGAGAGCTTTTTGCTGCGCTCAATCCCATTAGTTTTTTCCAGCTGAAGCCACCTTTGTTATTCATCGGGGACCGCCTTTTGGATTGTTGTATGGTTGGTTGTACAGAAAGATGGGTGTATGGCTGACTGGCTGTCCAGGTCATTGCACTCCCCTTCTTCATATTCGTGCGCAAATTCTTCTTCCCAAAGATCAACGCACTCATCAGAGCAAAAATCTAACTTTGAATCGTATTTTGTTCCGAGCGAGTTGTCTGAATTAAAATATTCCTCGCACATTGCGCATTCGATGCATCTGGGACCGTACATTTCATCAATCATCCGGTCTGTTTGCGCTTCGTATGCTATTTGCATTCTGTCGATCCAATCCATCGAAATTTCTCTTTTTTAGACTTTACCTTTTGTTATACGCAATACGATATGCAATTTCAGGTATTTTGCCTACTAGAAAAGCATCATTAAAACCAAAAAAATTAACCTTTGGAGCCTTGTGGGTACATTTTTTTAGTTTTTGCTATTTAAAAAAATGAAAGAGCTCGACAGCGCCCAAGAATATGCGCTCATCTGCTTCGTGGTTGGTATACTCAATGATCTTCGGCATCTTTCCTTCTTTGTCCAAGATCAGGCAGATGCGTCTTGAAATATCGATGCCTTGACTGGCTCGCATAAGATACCGATAGGCTGCCGTTTGCAATTGCCATGAAGGGCTTGCTTGCTGAGGAGTTTTTAGATCAACAAGGGTTTCGGTTTTGTCTCCCTTGATGGTCGCAACCATGTCGAGTTTGCCAGTGATGAGGTACTTGCTGCAGGAAAGCCTCATCTCGCTTACCCAAACCTCTTCAACCATTGTGTCAAACCATTGGATGAAGCTCTCAACGTAAGGCCGGCAATCCCCGTCTATTTTTTCAATGAGGAGATTTTGTGTGTACAGTTCGCAGTATTTGTGGACTCTAGTGCCCCTGTCTGCAGCTTTTGCAAGAACTGCAGGGTCAATTCCATCAAATGATGTATAGGGCTGGAGGACTTCTGTAACCCTGGCATATCCTGGGGGGATTTCATCTGAATTATTCATTTTGTTCCTTCTCTTTATCGGGTATAAAAAGAGGACAAAGCTGTCCCCTTTATTTATCTTTCTTTTTCTTTTCTAAATCCTTTTCATAAGCAATCGACAGCTTGCGGAATTGCGAGCCTAATTTTTCCAGGTCGACCAGCAACTGCCGGACTCGAAAGAGGCAGGAAACAGTATATTTTCCAGATTTTTCACTATCCCTTTTAGCTTTAATCAGGTCGTACTTGAACGTCTCCGTTAATTCAAGAATCTCGCTCATCGAGCTCTCTAGGGTTAGCGTTTCTAGAAACGCTTTATCTATTTTTTTCCTGTCCATAATTGAGTCCTTTTTTGCTTGAGGAATTGGTTAATTTAAGGCTAGCATGATGCCAATCCCTGTAAAAATTCCTGAGAGGAATAACAGCGGCATAGGAAGAAGCATTTTGCGGAATTCCACCTTTAGGGGGGCTGGTCGCCAAACTTGA